GATGAACACAGCAGTATTTGACATAGAGACAAACGCGATTGGCAACTGGAACACCCTAGAGGGGCTAGAGGTTGTCCATTGTATCGTCATCATGGACAACGAAGGGACCCACCGCTATCGCAACAACGGTGAGTGTAATAATATTAATGAAGCATTAGAGAGATTATCTAGGGCTGACTGTTTGGTCGCGCACAATGGCATCGGGTTCGACCTTCCGGCCCTGCGTAAAATGTATGGCTTTGAGCACCCAACTATCATCGACACAATGGTCTTAGGTAGACTCAACCACCCGGACCGTAAACGTGAAGACTGGCAAGAGGCTAAGCTCCCTACGTTTATGCGAGGAGCGCACTCATTGAAGTCATGGGGGATGCGCTTGGGTGTTCACAAAGACGAACACGGGTCTACCGAGACATGGGAACACTGGAGCCAAGAGATGGAAGACTACTGTGTCCAGGACGTCGTGGTAAACGAGGCCCTCTTTGCTTACCTCATGAAAGACCGGACGCACACCGACCAGGACCTCGTGCTTGAGATGGACTTTGCGCGGGCCATAAGAACCCAAGAAGAAAATGGTTTTCCGTTTGACGTCGAGGCTGCTAACACGCTCCTCAGTAAACTTGTGACAAGGCGTGCTGAACTCGACGAAGAACTACAGCACACGTTCCCGCCGCGCGTAGTCGAAACTAAGCGCCCCTGGTGGGTAACCCCAGATGGCAAGAAGTGGCTGACAAAGAAAGAGGCGAACGAAGCGGGACACAAGGACGTCAAGAAAGGGGAGATGCGCACCAAAGAAGTTCCGTTTAACCCACAGAGCCGCGATCAGATCTCAGAGCGCCTCATCGAAGGCGGTTGGAAGCCTGAGTTTTTCGAGGGTAAGCGCCCAGCGATCAACGAGGCAGTGCTTCGGGGCATCGACACACCGCAGAGCCTAAAGTTACTTGAGTATCTGTTGGTTGCCAAACGACTCGGACAGTTAGCCGAAGGTAAAAACGGTTGGCTCAAGCTTGTTAATAATAATAATATTTATGGCTCAGTGAACACAGGTGGGACCGTTAGTGGCCGCTGTAGTCACCAGTCTCCGAATATTGCACAGTGTCCTTCGGTTTCCGCTGAATATGGATACGAGTGCCGTGCGCTGTTCACTGCTCCTCCAGGGCGAGTCCTTGTGGGTTGTGATGCATCCGGGCTTGAGTTACGAATGTTAGCCGCTTACTTACACAAGATCGACGATGGTCGCTACACCCATGAGATCCTAAGTGGTGACGTGCACACAGCAAACCAAGAGGCCGCAGGCTTACCTGACAGGAACGCAGCGAAACGCTTCATCTACTGCCTAATCTACGGTGGGTCAGACTCTAAGATCGGAGAGGTCGTCGATGGGACCGCCCAGGATGGCAGCAGGCTCAAGGCTCAGTTTTTCAAACAGATGCCAGCGATCAAAAGGTTACGCGAGGCCGTCAAAGACAAAGTAGAAGGCTTTGGTTTTCTCAAAGGACTTGATGGGCGAACGTTGCCCTGTAGGTCCCCGCACTCGGCTGTTAACCTTTTGTTACAGTCAGCCGGAGCAATATGCATGAAGCAAGCACTGGTGCACTTTGTCAACGACATGGCCGGAGAAGACTACACGCTACACGCTAACGTCCACGATGAGGTCCAGTTTAGTTGCCCTCCAGAAAAAGCAGACGAATACGGCCAGCGCTTTGTCAATGCTATCATCAACGCTGGTGCAACCTTTGGTCTCCTGTGCCCACTAGACGGAGAATACAAAGTCGGAAACAACTGGGCTGAGACACATTAAAAATATGAAATTAATAATAGACGGAGATATGTTCCTGTATCGCGCCTCGTTCTCTACTGAGGTCGAAATCAAGTGGGACGAAGACACATGGACACTACACTCAAGCGAGAAGGAATCACAGCACAGCTTTGACTCTTGTCTTAGGGGTGTGGTCAACAAGCTAGACAAGGACGCAGCGTTTATCCTGGCGTTCTCAGACACCGAGAACTACCGCTACGATATATTCCCTAATTATAAAGCAAACAGGAGAAACACGCGTAAACCTCTAGGCCTAAAAGCTCTCCGAGAGTGGGCCATTGAGTCCTACGATTCCCGTGTGTTCCCGAGGCTTGAGGCTGACGACGTGTGCGGCATCATGGCCACTGAAGACCCGACCTTTGTGGCAGTGAGTGGCGACAAAGACTTTGGGACCTTACCGATCACCTGGTATAACATGTTGCGCGACGAGATGCGCAGTGTCACCCATGAAGAAGCCGACAAGTTCCATTTCATCCAGACACTCGCAGGTGACCCGACCGATGGCTACATGGGCGTCAAAGGGATCGGCACTAAGACCGCCGAGAAGATCCTTGAGAAAGATGGCTACAACTGGGAAACGGTGGTGGCAACCTACGAGAAAGCAGGGCTCACCGAAGACGACGCACTGGTCACCGCTAGACTCGCCAGGATACTACGCGCCTCCGACTACGATGGCGTTGACATTAAACTATGGACACCATGAGACACCTACTGATCCTAAGTGAAACTATGAGACGCGCGGGTGTCACGACGTTCTACCGGGCTAGCCTGTGTATCGCTGTGTTCGAGAAGCCTGGCATTGAGAACCGCCTTCTGGCTCGACTCATGGGACTCAGCGGTGAGAACATCACAACGGCCATGCGTTACCTTGCGAAATACAACTTGATCCGCAAAGACACAGTCACCACGCCAGACAATAAGCGTATTAATAAATATTATCCCACACCGTATCTAAAAGACACCCTGGCTAACTTAGACTACGACCTAAAGAACCACTACCATGAACAAACAAAATAAGAGTGTGTTGCCTGACTCAGGGGAGCGCAGTGAATTCGACACGGGAGCCGTGCGAGACGCCATGATCGGTAAGGGGATGCCTAGTTGTATCCCCATTTCTGCTCTCCAGGCTGTGTCGCGGCGCTTTGAAGACGGTGCCACTAAGTATGGCAGGGACAACTGGCGCAAAGGAATCCCTTTGTCTCGCTACGTTGACAGCTTGTATCGACACCTGTGGTCGTTTATGCAGGGAGACCTTAGCGAAGACCACGGTGGGGCGATCATATGGAACGCTATGTGTCTCGTTGAGACTCGAAAAATGATCGACAACGGTGATTTACCTAAAACTTTAGACGATATTTCTTGACGCATGAGCTTATATGAAAACACCGAGCACTGGCCTACAGTGCCATTGAGTTTGCTTGAAGCTATCGAAAAGGCATATCCGAAGCGAGACTTTGGGCCTACTACACCTCTGAGGCATCTCGACCACCACTACGGACAGCGCTCGGTTGTTACGTTTCTCCGCACTGTTCACGAAGAACAAAACAAAAATATTCTCAACACCAACCTAAGACAATAAGCCATGTGTATGTCAGCCCCTAAGATGCCAGAGATTCCTAAACCTCCTGCACCGCCACCGCCACCCACCAAGGTCGCACAGAAAGCTCTTAGTCCGGTCAGACAACAACGTAAAACTAAGGCATCGCGTCGTTCTCCACTTACAATCCCTCGTTCTTCAATTAGCACACCTAAAGGAGGAGCGGGGGTTAATTATTCATAAATATATACACTAAACAGAAACCATGCCTGAAATTACAAGAATCGGAACGGAGTCTCGCGATGTGACTGCCGCTACTGATATTGACATGACCTGGAATGGTAGCTCTGGAATGTTTGCTGTTATTGGCACATTCGGAGGCGCTATCATAAAGCTACAACACAAAATAGCTGATTCCTATGTCGATATTGGAGCAGACGTTACTTACACAGCCGCAGGACAACAACTGTTTGCTACTTCATCGAAGGAGCTCAAGGTTGTCTTAAGTTCCGCACCTACCAACGTAGACATCATTGTCGCTCCGATCGCCGATAACAAAGCATTTTAAATAATGTCGCTCACAAGGTCGCTCACTAGGCCCCTCACAAGGCCCCTTAACGCTTCGGACATATCGAACTTCAAATACGGAGGTTCATTTGACCCACTAGCGCTAGACCCTTACCTTTTGTTTGACGCCGAGACATCAATGCGCGGCACCCTTGAGGCGTTCACGCTGGACTTAGATCCATCGGTCCCATCGACGCTCGACGTTATCACAGCGACCCGCAGCGGCGTTGCCACGTTCACCGATGCCAATGGAGTCATACAGTCAGCTAGTGCGAACACGGTGCGCGTTGACCACACTCAGGGAGCCGAGTTGACTCCGACAGTTTATCAGCACATCGGACACACAGACTTTTCAACGGACTGGACCAAAGCAAATGTTGCACTTAGCACATCTGAATTTAATGCACCGGATGGAACTTCAACGGCTTATAAAATCACAAACTCTAGTTCGTCTGGTAATCATTTCATAAGAGATTCAATTACTAGTGGCGCAAATCCTTCAACTGTGGTAAGCGGTCGGTCTTACACCTTGAGCGTGTTTCTCCGCAAAGGCACAAAGGATGTAGTCTCTATCGGCGATGGTTTTAATGTTAATGTGTTAGCTCGTTTTAACCTGACATCTGGCACTGTAACAAATTTGAGCGCATCAAGTTCAATCATTGAGCAATTTGGCGATTGGTTTCGATGCAGCGCAACAATAACAACCACAGGCACAACCCTTGGTTTAATGCTATTTACCGGCAATAATTACGCAGGGCATGACACGTCAGGCGATTTCCACGCCTTTGGACCACAGCTCGAAGAAGGCACAACCGCGAGTGACTTCGTGGCGAATACAACGGGCAGCCCGAAGTTTATCACAGGGCCTACCTTTGGCCCACGAGTGCCGATGATTCTGGTGGAGCCGTCGAGTATAAACTTG